GGTCAGGGTCGTAAATGTAGCCAACACCGGCGTATCGGCCGCGGAAGTTGCCGTGGTAAGAGGTCTGTAGCCAGACGCCGGACAGGCCGAGGATTTCGGCGATGAAGGCTTGGCCGATCGGTTCGGACTCGGGGTACGGGTCAGGTGCGTCGTCGTTCGATACGACGATGACTTGTCGGACAATGCCGTTGTCGATTCTTGCGAAGTGTGCCATGTCTCAGACCTCCACTCTCACGATGACGACGCCGGAGCCGCCGTTCCCTCCGGAGCCATTCGTGCTGAACTCGCCGCCGCCACCGCCGCCACCGGTGTTGGATGTTCCAGCGTTACCGGCTCCGGAGGTCACCCCGTCGCCGCCGCCACCATCGCCACCGAGGCCGGGTGTTCCGACGTTTGCGGAACCGCCACCGCCGCCAGCGTAAAACACGCTTGACCCAGTAAGTGACGACGCGAGGCCGTCGCCTCCATCGCCCGCAACTTCACTTCCTAAACCTGAAGCGCCGACCTGACTTGCGCCGCCGCCGCCGCCAGCGCCGAAGGCGATGCCGCCTTGTGATGTGCCGCCGTCCTTGCCCATAATGACAAGTCCGGAACCACCTGCGCCGCCGTCCTTGCTTCCACCGCCACCAGAAGCGCCAGCGTTACCGGCTTGTCCGATGTTTGACGAGCCACCACCGCCACCACCTAAGGCGTAGCCGTACACTCCCAAGACGCCGATGTATGTCGGATTTCCGGTGCCGCCCGGAACGGCACTACCAGCACCTGCGCCGCCTGCGCCGATAGTCACGGTGAACGTGCCAACCGGCAAAGGAATGTTGTCGATTGAGAACCAGCCGCCAGCGCCGCCGCCGCCACCACCTTTGTATCCGCCGCCAGCGCCGCCGCCGATGACAAGAACGTCAGCCACTCCAGCGGTGTCAACTGTCAGCGTGCCTGATGAGTTGTACTGGATGTACTTGTAACTCTTGCCGCCGGATGAGTAGGTGCCGGTGGCCGTGTCCGTAAAGTTGGCAGGGCCTGCACCGCCGACACCAACCCATGCTGAGCCGTCGTACACCTCAACGGTGTTGGTGTCTTTCAGGTAACTCATCATGCCTTCGACAAGCACACCGCTTAGCGCGGTGGTGCGCGCCGAGGCGTCAGCAAACCGCATGACGGCTTGCCGCATGAGGTAGTCGTCGACTTGTGCAGCCGTCAGCACCTGCCCCGGTGTGAAGTCAAAAAACCCTTCAGCCATTAGAGACCCACCCAACTGCTGCCGTCATACACCTCAACGGTGTTCGTGTCTTTCAGGTAACTCATCATGCCTTCGGCGAGAACTCCCGTCAGGGCTGTCGTGCGGGCTGTCGCGTCGTCGAAGCGCATAACCATCTGTCGCATCAGGTAGTCGTCGACTTGTGCGGCCGTCAGCACCTGCCCCGGTGTGAAGTCATAAAAGCCCTCAGCCATAGGTGCCGCCTATCCTAGAACATTCAGAGCGTCAAGTACACCATACGTGGCGTCATCTAGCACTAACTCGTAGACAATCGTGGTGGGGCTTGTGTAGAGCCTGACGACATGCCCGAGGCTGACGTCAATGTAATGCTCTATGCCTTCGATCGCGAGTTCCTGCGCGAGTTCGGTGACAGCATCACCGTTCACAAACTGCTTTTCAATCGTGATGGTGTCGCCAATGTCGACAGTGGCGATGACGTCGCGTTGCGCGTCGGTCAACTGTACGAAAGCGACTTCAACTGCGGTGAAGTTCGGTTCAGGTTCCGGGTTGAGCAGATAGTCGGCAAGGGTGGCTGCGTCGGTTGCGTTGTCGAACAGTGCGCCGACGATGCTGCGGGTTTGGATAAAGTATTTGGTTTGGCTGTCGACGTTCTCAGCGGTGCCAAGTTTGTCATTCAGGGTTTGCACAAAGACAAGGTTGACCACCTTGTCGGCACCAAAAGAAATGTCGACGTTGCGGTACGGGTAGTTCGTGCCGTCGTCGTGGAAGTCTGCGACTGAACTTGAGAGTGTTGCGCCGATGCGGTTCTCAAAGGTGAGCACCCCGTCACGGGTCACGTACAGACGGCCTTGCTCGGCGTCATTGACAAGGCTCAGATATTCGAAAACGTTTTGACCGACGGACAAGTCCCAGTCATGCCCGCCGCCACCGCCACCGGTGTGACCGCCGAGGGTGACGGTGCCGGTCGCAATGTCGCGTGCCGCGCCGGTCGGGTACGAGACTTCAGGCAAGTCAAGTATGTCGGTGATGCGTGCGCCTGACAGTTGCTCGTCAATGTGCACCTCATCGGTTGACGTCTGCCCGAGTAGGTACAAGTCGTCAGCACATGTGACGGTCACGGTGTCTTCACCGGACAGCGCAAAGTTGTACCGGTAGTCAATGACCCGACCGACAAAGAGATAGTCGCCCTCACGTTTCAGGCTGACGTACCGCATGGGGGCTAGGCCCGGCTCATCGTTGGCCGGGTCATAGTAAGGGCCGTCATTGGCGAACGGGTTGAACACGCCACCTGCAGCGGTGTCGTCAAGTTCAAAGGTCATCATGCCGGGACCGAACTGGTCGCTGATGTCTTGCCGGCCGCGCCGAATCTGAATGTTGCGTGCACCGTCAGTGACGTCGGCGTAATCGGTGAGACCGTCAAGCACATAGGTGGTGCCGTCCAAGATGCCGCGCACGGTGTCGTCAAGACGGAACCCGCGCACAGGCGCGCCGGTATCTATCTCAAGGGTGTAATCACCCGACGCGACGACAGCAGCCGGCATTAGTTCACGAACCCTCTGACACGCTGATAGGCGGCGAGCGAGTCGGCGATGCGCCGGCCGGTTTCAGCGTTCGCGTTCAAAGCGTTCACGGTCACGTTATTGGTGACGGTCGCACGACCACGCTCGGTGCTGATCGTTGAGATGGTCGGGGCTGCAAGCGTGATCGGCGCGCGACGCTCATCACCGAACGACGTCGGCACCTGCGGCGCGATAGTGGTCGTGTTGACAAAGCCGCCAGACTGCAAGGCTGCACCCAAGTCGGCCATGCTCGGAAGCGCGGTCTGTCCACCCGACTGCGTTTTGGCTAGGGCAAGGCCCTCATTTATCCGGGTGATGATGTCAAGCGCTGCCTGCAGTTGGCCGGTGTCGACCAAAATCTTCAGTTCACTTTGGGTCTCCTGCGGAATATTGCCCAGTTCCTGAACGACGTCACCGAGGCTGCGATACACCTCGGCGTTCGCCTCTTCCCATTCAACCGAACCCTCTTGATTAGTTTTGGCGACCTCTTCAAACTCTGCGACAGCATCGTTGAAGTCGCGCACTGCCTCATTGCGGTCCAACTGGTCAAGGTACCGTTGCAGTTCAGGGTTCAGGGCGAACATGCCCCGGTAAAGTTCGTCGGTCGACTTCCACAGGGCGTCAACGGCTTCAGTCAGTTTGTCGGTGGGCCGCTTCGACTCGTGCACCTCATCTTTGAAGTCTTCGATTTGACCGTTTGCCCGTTCAAACTGATTGCGTGCGTCGTCAGCACCTGACGTCAAGTCACGCATTGACTCGTACATGTCGCCGGCTTGCTCGCGGGCGGTGTCGGTGGTCTTCTCAAAGTTCTCAAGTTCGTCGGAGACCAAACCCAACTTCTCGGCAAGCCACCCGATGCCGTCTTTGACTTTCTCAAAGATGCCAAAGAGTCCTTCAAGGGCAGCGGTGACTAGGCCAAACTTTTTTTCTAGGATGATAAGACCGGCGACCAGTGCTGCGACTGCGACAACGACGAGCATGATCGGGTTTGCGAACAGTGCCGTGTTGAAAATGACGGTTGCTTTGGTCGCGGCCGCACTGACGATGGCGTACGCGGCCTTTGTCGCAATCCACGCTTTCATAGCAAAGTTGATTGCGATCACTGCAGCAGCAAGACCGCCGATGACCCCGCCAAAGATCAGCACCAGTTCACTGTTCTCTGACATCCAACTGGCAAGGTCAGCGACGATGGGCAACAGCGCCATGACGACCGGCATAAGTGCCTTGCCAAGTTCGGCTTGCAGGTCAGCGAACTGTGCCTGCATGATTTTGGTTTGTCCCGCAAGGCCCTCTTGTGTGCGCTGAAAGTCGCCTTGCGCGTCACCGGTTTGCTTGTAGATAGCGGCCTGTGCCGCCAAGATTTTCTGCTGATCGGTGAGCGCACCGGTGCCGTCATAGATTCCGAGTTCAAGGGCTTCGGCTTTTAGCGTCGCGTCATTCAGCAGCACACCGTAAGAGCGCAACGGTTCTGACTCGCCACGCAGCGCCGCGCCGATAGCCTCAATCGCTTGCTCAGGCGAAGTGTTATTGAACGATGCGAGGTCTGCGGCGAGGGTCGTGAAGTCATTGTTGAACTGTGCGAGGTCTTGACCGCCCAGACCTGCCGCCTTGCCGAACGTGCCGAAAGTACCGGCAGCGTCAAGCACCGCCTGCTGAGACAAGCCCAACGATGTGGCAGCAGTCTCCGAAAAATTGCGGACCGCTTCGGCACCCTCACCGAAGATCACATTGACTTTTGAAATGCTCTCTTCAAGGTCCGAGGCTGCAGCCACTGCCGGGACCGCTGCAGCAGTGAGCGCACCGAGCGCAGCCGTCGCCGGCACAAAAGCCTTTTTCAGTGCAAAGCCGGCCTTCTCCGTCTTGGTCTCAAGCCGCTGAAAGTCTTTGATTGCCGCCTGAATACCCTTCGGCGAGTACTCAGATATGAGGGGGATGTTGATAGCCATCAGCGAAGTTCCCTGTTGATTGTGGCGGTCATAGATTCAACGGCGCGTTCAAGGTCACGCCGCACACCGGGCAGATGCTTTTCTGCTGCCGGCCACATGGCGCGGGATGCGTCAGCACCGGACCGGTTCAGTTTGTCAATCATTTCGCGGCCACGCTTTTTGTTTTCCGAACCTCTGCCTTTGCCTTTTTTGCGGCCGGCCATGTCGAAGATGACACCGGCAGCGTTGACTTGTCGCAGTGTCAGCAGCGGGATGACGTCGCGGTTACGGGCACGAGTGCCTTTGAATGAGACTTTGACACCGGACCTGACACGGCTGATGTCATAGCCGCCGCGCCAGTTGCCCCAGTTGTTTAGCGGTTCAGCGGCCGGAAACAGTGCGCGGGCGGTGGCTTGCATAGGCTTCGCCGCCGTTTTCATTTCGCGCATGGTTTGCTTACGCAACTCGGGGTCGACATGACGCAGAGTCTTCAACGTGGCTGCCAGCCCGTTGTACTCAAGTGCGACATTGAAGTTATCGGCCACGCCTCTGCTGCTGCTTTCTCTGCTGTTCCATTACGTCGACCACGGTGATGAGGTCCAACGCTGTGAACTCTATGTCAGGGGGCCACCATCCGACAGTGACTAGCAGTTCGGCTAAGAGTCGGCTGTATGTCCCCCGTCGGTAGGGCGGTCAGTGTTGCTGACCACCTCAAGACTGACGATCTTTTTTAGGTAGTCATCGAAGACGGCTGGCACAGTCATCTTGGCTTGACGGGAAGCCTCGTACGCCATAAACGCGAGGTCTTCCATGCCGAGTGCCTGCGCCATCTGTGACGCCTTCGCCTTGTACTTGCGTTCCCACGCGACGAGAACCCACAGGTTTGTAGTGACTTCCTGTGGGCCCTCGCCGGTGTCAACGCGAATGGTGAGTTGCATGTCGGGTCTGCTTTCTCTATGTGGTTATCAGGAAGTGGCGCGCGCGAGCGAACCGCCACGGAACACAACGTCAATGGTCGGCAGTTCGCCAACCGAAGAGTTGATAACGTCGGCCTGCTCCAAGTAGCAGCCGGTGAGCGACCACTCGGGGTTGTCGGTGCCGGGGGTGACCGAGGTGGTCGGCGTGGCAACGACGTCAAAGGTGGTGCCAACGAGTGACGCCAACTTTTCCTCAACCTCTCCGGTGCCATACGAAAGGAAGAGCGTCGCACTCACCTCGTAGTTGCCGAGACCGGCCTTGAACTTGCGACCGGAGTCGCCGAAACTGGTGGCCTCAAGGGCCTCAATGACCTTGCTGACGGTGATGCTCGTCGCCTGATCGCTGAAGTCAACGCTGTCGACCACAAGGGTGCCCTGCGAAAGTGCTGCTGAAGTAGCCATTAGTTTTATCTTTCTCCTGAGAGTCT